GCGCCCGTCGGCGCCCTCGTGGGTCTAAACAACCCATGCATCTCGCACTCCATACTAGAGTAGGTAATGTTGAATCATGGCCCTGAAGTCTCGGTCTGGTACCATCACTGGAACCATAGTGCTTTCAGGCACTACTACCGAGGTCTCAGCTACTGCTTGGCGGGCTGATTTGCTCGCGAGTAACAGTAAGAATCCCGGAGGGAACAATAATTTCGAGTCCGCGGACCAGTCAGTGTCTGGAAGCCTAATTTCTGGCGACTATGCACTGAAGGGTATGTGGACTAACGTCCCCTCCGCTCTGTATAACCAGTATAAGGCGTTGCCGGCTCATTTGCCGTATGACACCAATGCTGGACAGAGGTTGATTGCCATGACTAATCCTGGCCGCCCTGATGTCAAAGTTCCCGTGTTCCTTGCGGAACTGCGGGACATACCAGAGATGGTACGTGACATGGGACATCTCGCTATGCTCGTTCGTGACAGGCACCCATCGCCGCTTAGTGCGTACGGTGGAGGCTCGCCAACTGCGGGCGCAGCGAAACTCGCCCTTCTTCACCAATTTGGATGGAGGCCGTTCTTAGAGGATATCCTCAAGATGGCTGACTTCCAAGACTCCGTCGAAAAACGGAAAAAGGAGTTGAAGGGCTTGGGTAGCAAGGACGGAAAACGGAGAACCGTGAAGAATCTCCAGACCGTATCGAAAAGCAGTCTGGGAATAGTGACTGTTGACAATTCGTTCGTCAACCTTCCCTATTTCACAAAGACCACAACTGTGGTCTCAGGGGGCGTCATCTGGAAAGAGACTTACCCTGGTTCTTCCGATCTCTCAGACTGGTCTATTCGTCGACTAGTAACCGGCTTTGATGCTGGGAACATAGCGGCGAACGTCTGGGAGGCATTACCTTGGACCTGGTTTACTGACTACTTTAATAACATTGGTCAGCAACTCCAGGCCGGGAACAGGACTATAGCCTCGCCCTCACGGGCGTGGATTAAAATCCGAACCATCTCCGAATCGACTCATCCTTCTAAGAAGGTTAATAAGTTGACCTGTGGATCAGGGAACTACCGCATGCGGTTGTTTACCCGTGTTCCATACCTCGGAGGCTCTAGTGCTTACGCATCGTTGCCTTTCCTTGGCAGCGGACAACTGTCGACCCTGGGTTCATTAGCAGTAGTGAAGAACCGTAAGGTCCTTACTGTAGTACGCTAACATGGTGTTACGTGCTACGCCGTTATGGCTCTGCTCAAGTAGCTGTCTCACGACAGTTAAATAAACCTAGGAGAACATCATATGTTCGCAAATACTCTTACCGTCACGATTGATGGCGTCGCGGCAATCCTCGTACGCGTTAATCAAGACAACTTTGGGTCCACCTATCGGCTCAAGGATGCAACGCAGGAAACTGTTCTGCGTTTCACCAATGGTACCGATAAAGCTAGCCCAGAGCCGCTCGATCGTCATACGATGTACCTTGAACGGCGCATCTATGCAACACCGACAGCAACCGAGAAGTTTTACAGCTTCTCATCGACGTTCCGCATGCGTGGGTCTTCCGACCCTGCGGTTCTAGATAAAGTGGTTACTGGCGCGATCACCCTTCTGTCGGCCCAAAAGACCGGCATGGTGGGAGGCGAGAGTTAATCGCTGTTAAGCGATTGAGCCCCTAAAAACAAGGGCTCAGTTGCGGACCAAGGATCTCTAACCCCTCTAAGGAGGCCAGAATGAAAAGCCTTGAATCAATGATGTTCGGGATGATTCGAGCCATCTGTGAAGATGCCTCTTTCACTTACCCGGGCATGCTCTCTTCCGTTGACGCGATCTTACGATCCGTCGAAGAAGCTGTCAAACACCGTGGGATATCGTTCTATACGATAACCCTTCCAGAGGCCCTTAAGTACTTGGATTTCTCCTTGACTGCGGGGTACCTACTGGAAGAAAGGCCAAAATACCATGGAAGGTATAGTCGCCTGGATCAGAGGCCTGCATTCTTGCATTATCTCTGGTCCCGATGCTTTGACGAGCATGGACGCGCTGAAGACAATGTGGATCACCATTCGGTGTTTCTTCTGAGGCAGTTTTATGGCTGCTTTAAGAAGTTCAATATTGATTGTGATCCAGCTAAGGTAACTGCCGCTGTGGCAGGCTACATTAGTACGGAGGAATCTCTTCCTTCGTCATGGCCCTCTACGTGGGACAGTGATGTTCCCGTATGGTGCTCGCGAGATGGTCACCCTCTATGGGGTGACGCCTTGCTGAGTCAGGATCGTCATCCTGACTTATTCGGCTTTGAACAGCCGGGAGATACCATCAGTTTGGCTCAGTGGAAGCAGTTTCGTCGCTTATGCAACGTTATTGTTACTTCACTAGGCCCGATTGATACCTGGGCTATACGTCCAAAGCATGGACCCGGCGTTGTTTCGGATGCTAGGACCGGTTCGTTTAAATACGAACTTAGGAACTGGCCTAAGAAACTTGGCGCGGTCTTTCCTCCTGACTGGTTTGGTTCGCACGATCTTGTGGACCGTACTCGCTCAGACAGGGAATTCCCTAGTAAGCTAATCGCTGTCCCCAAAACGCAGAAGGCTCCTCGGCTTATTGCTTCAGAACCGACTGCCCATCAGTGGATCCAAGGTGGTATCCAACGATGGCTTGAGGACAAGGTCAAGTCTTCCTTCCTTAGTCTTTCTATAGACTTCGAAAACCAGGCCCTCTCTGCCAATATGGCATTGGAGGCCTCGAAGACCGGCGAGTTTGCTACCGTAGACTTGTCGGAAGCGAGTGATCGCTTGTCGACTCGACTGGTGGAATTTGTTTTCCAGTCCAATCGTGGGCTTTTAGACGCATTCCACGCGTGCCGGAGCAGGTCTGTCCTGATACCGTCATCACTATCTGGTGATGGGGCGGACAGGCTACTCAAGTTGCGTAAGTTTGCAGCTATGGGTAGTGCTCTCACATTTCCGGTTCAGACTATTGTCTTTACCATCATCTGCCACTTCGCTTTAATGCTGGTGGACGGCGACATGAAATGTGACTTACCGTCATTACGACGTCGTGCTCACCGCATCCGAGTCTTTGGTGATGATATTATCATCGACAAGGATGCGTACCCGAGGCTGGTCGAGGTCTTAACAACCCTCGGCCTGAAGGTGAATACCGCTAAAAGCTTCCATAGTGGGAGCTTTCGCGAGGCGTGTGGAATGGATGCCTATGGTGGCAGTGATGTCACTCCAGCATACGTTCGCACGCAGTATCATCCTTCTATTCCCGAGTCCCTAGTATCGGTCGTGGAAACGTCCAACAACTTCTACAAGAAGGGGTTGTGGCGTGCTGCTGACTATCTACTGAAGACAGTTGGGCAGGATGAACTTCCGTTCATTCCTGTCAGCAACAGGGACATCGGCTCAGTGACCCTTTTCCATTTTGGTGCGATGGATAGTTTACCTACCCATCGGAGGTACAACAGGAAGTTGCACCGCATGGAATACCGTTTGCTAACTTTGTCTCAGCAGGCAAAGCGCAAGCCGGGCACTGGGGAAGCATCGCTTCTTCAGTACTTCACTGAAGCCCCACCGGTTGATTGGTGGGAAGACAACCTGGTCCCTAAATGGACCACAGGTCAAGCGATGAAACCGAAGCTGAGAAAACAGCTTCGGTGGGCGGCCCTCTATTCAGATTAAAACCTGAGTAAAGGGTTATCAGCTGCGGTAACGCTAGCTGTTAAGGGAGCAGAATTGCTGAGCTG